CTATTTAGTAGATTCTTTTAGCGTTAAGTAGTATTTTAAACCCTCAGCTTTAAAAGTGGCAGAAAACAACCTATTATCCATTAATTTACTCCAATTATCACATACATAATCTATCACCAGATCATTAGGCACTTCTATACCTTTATGAATTAATTTATTTGATTTAAAATTTACAACGTCATTTTCTTCACTAAATAGGTATGCAATCGATACGTCATAATGTTTCGCTATGATCTCTAAACTTTTAGAAGGAATATCAACTCCTCCACTTTCATAATTCTGTATAGTTCTTAAACTAACGCCTACAACCTTAGATAGCTCGGTTTGGCTTTCATTTTTAGCTTTACGTAACTGTTTTATTTTTAACATTTTTAATTTATTTTGAAATTATATGTAATTATTTTGCATATAATGTTGCGTATATGTAATATAATTACGTATATTTGTACCACACAACAACAAAGGTATAATAATTATTTAGTTGTTAAGGTAAAAAAACAACAATCACGAATAATAGAGATATGAAAAATACAATTTCAAGCAGAGAATTATCAAAAATAGTAACAACTGATTTAATTACGGTTTACTCGGGGTATAGCTCAATTAGTATTGACGCTAAAGAATTAAAGATAGATGCTTCTTTAGATTTTGTATCTCAAAAATTTGAGTGTTTGATCTGGTTAGATGAAAATGAAGAGGAATTAGAATTAACAGAAACTCAAAAAGATTTTGTTTACAATCTTCTTATAAACGCTGAATCTCAGGAAAGCGAATTTGATTACGATAATAATTTTCACGCATTAAGTTTAACCTACTAAAAACAAAAGCTATGAGCGCAAAAGAAATAAGAGAAGTTTTAGTGAATTATGATATGACTGTTAATAGAATGTTGGGAGCAGATGAAGAAACCCAAAGATTATGGTCTGAAAATAATGTAGATAAATATCTAACAGTTGCTAAAACCTCATAAAATGTCAATAATAATTTCAACAGAAAAAAGCAAAGATATTTTAAGAAGATTGATAAGAAGCGATTTTGACAAGATAGACTTCGCTATGGATTACATATATAATAAAGCAGATGATTTAATCGGTGTTGCTTACAGATATGGTTTAGAAGATTTAGCCGAAGAAATGAAAATAGATAAAATAGCCTAATTATGAAACCAATAAATATAGAATATTATAATTTTTCAAAAAGAGAAAGCGATGTGATTAGAGAATTAATGAAAGGGAATATTATGAAAGAAATAGCCGACATATTATGTATCGCATTTTCAACAGTAGATTCTCGCATAAGGAGTGCAAAGAAAAAAACAGGCGCAAAGAATATAGCGCAATTAGTTTATATCTACATCCTTCAAAACTTAGCAATTTATAATAAAGTAAAAAAATAAAATGGCAGAATTGAAGACTAAAATAGACAATATAAAAAACCTCTGGAAACAGATTAATAACAAAACAGCGTTTATAATAGAATGTTCTAGTGCTGTAGATAGAAGCGCAAACACCTTGCACAATCATTGGTTTGCGAGGTTTTGGCAAGTGCCAAATGAGAAACAAGATGAAGTTATTATTTATATGCAGAAATGGATTTTTAATCAAAAGTAAGAATAAATAAAAGCAAGTTAAAAGTTCAGAATGTACGCCTATTGAGGATTTATGATTTGCTCCCCAATTTAAAAAAATACTAAAAACAAATAAAAGTTCAAAACGTGTAGTCACTAAAAAATCAAAGTTTCATTTGTTCTTTGATTTTTACTAAAAAAAATAATTATGAATCCTTTAGACAAACATATCATTTCTGGAATAGCTTCTTTATCTGAGGAAGGAAGAAATGCTGTTAGAAATATTATAGGTGTTAAAGAGGTTAAGATTCATAAAAAGGAAACTCAAAGAGATCGTATTAACGCTATAAAATTAGATATGATAGCGAAGGGATTAGTAAGTTAAAAAAATAAGATAATTATGATACTACAAATTTTACCACCAGATTTTTATGAAGCAGAAACAAACAGTGTTTTTTTAATAACTGCAATAGCGTTCATACTCGTAACCGTTGGACTGATTTACAAGAGATCTGTAATGAAGAGAAATATTAAAAAAAAGTTAGTACAAGCAAAGGAGAAAATTCAGTTAAAGAGATATAAAGAGATGATGAACAACAAAGTTAATTTTTCTTTTGAAGAAATAATTAGCCTTCAAGAATGGCACACTAATTTTTCACTAACTAAATAACAACAAAAAAAAAGCCACGTTGTAGCGTGGCAATTAATAAACTATAAAAAGCAAAGATATGAATAATTCAATACATTATCTAAAAAGTAGAAATAGCGACTTTTTAGCAGGAGCAGATTTAGAAATTTTCGAACTTGAAGGAAAATCAAAAATTCTTACAGTTAAGAAAGTAGAGTATAAAGAAAACTTTAGAGTTAATGGGCGGTTAAAGCAAAAAGGAATCATTGCTTATTTTGAAGAGCCGTATGCGAAGCCATTGATTATAAACACAACAAATACAAGGAAAATAAAAGAATTAACAGGTGTTATAGATGCGTCAAAATACGTAGGTTTTTCTTTGGAATTTCATTTTGATGTAAGTGTTAGAATGAAAGTAAGTCAGACAGAAACGCTAAAGGGAGGTATTAGAATTAAATCTGTTAATACAAATGGTTTAGTTGCTGAATTAAAAGACGTTAAAACTAGAATTAAACAAGCTGCAAACAAAGCTGAATTAATGAGTATTTGGCAAGAACTAAATGAATCTGACCAAGCAATTTACAAGGATGATATGACTGTTAAATTTAAATCTTTGTAAAATGGATTATTCTAAACAAATATTTAGATCTCATATGGTTGGTAAAATTATAAATGTACCTAAACCATTAACAGAGCCACAAGAGAAAATGCTTGCAGATTATTTAGAACGTTCTTCCGGGGTTGGTAGAACGTTAACACCAAAGCAAGACATTGTATTAACAGAATTAAAACACAAGTTAAACCAAAGTAAAAAATACAGTCTTTCAGATGGTGCAAAGAAAACATTAAGAGAATTAATGGCTTTTGAAAGTAGAGGGGTAAGACTTTTTATGGGAAGTGTTCAGACAAAAAAAGGGTTGCTTTTAGAGAAAGAAATTAGAGATGTTTTATCTATTGAAGCAAATGATTTTTTAACAGAATGCAACGAAAGAAAGGCGAATGAATGGGTGACAGGAATTACAGATTTTGACGTTACTAATATGGATGTTGTTCCTGATATTAAGGCAGCATGGAGCTTGCTTTCTTTTAATAATATTTTAGAAGATAAAGCAAATGAATTGTATTTAAGACAATTAGATAGTTATATGGACTTATATCAGAAAGACAAAAGCTTATTAATTCACGTTCTTTTAGATACACCAGTAGATTTAATAGAGCGTGACATAAGGAATATTTTAAACAATCCAGCATACACAACTCTAAGTAATGAATTAACAGATGAAGGCACAGAGGTTATGAAATCTTTAATTTACAACCACACTTTTACTAAAAAAGGAATAGAAGATGTTATTAATTATGCGGTTAGAGTACATAGTGACGAATATTTTGAGTTCAATAAAACTATTTTCAAAGACTTCAAAGAAAAGCCTTTATCTGAAAGAATACATATGATACCTCATTCATTTGATAAAAAAAGAATTGAACAAAGAAATGAATGCATCACGTTGGCAAGAGAGTATATGAACACAGTTAAGCCGATTAATAATTTTGATATAAATCTTTTAAAATAACAAATACCTATAAAATGGAAAAAACATTCAATCCATCAGAGCAAAACAAAGTTGATTTAGAGCGATCTATACTTGATTTAAGATCTAAAAAATCTGGTTTAGTTTTTAAGAAAATTAAGAAGCAAGAAAAAGCAACAGATTTAAAAGTGCAATTAACAAACCCTCATTTAGAATTAGAGGAGTACGACACTTTAAAAGGTAAAAGAAACAAAGTGAGATGTCAATTATCGCAAATTGAAGTCGATATAAAAGAGGTTAATTTAGAGATAAATGCTAAAAACAAACTGTTCACGTCAATACAAAGTCATTTAAAAGTGAACAAAAATAAACTTAGCAATGATACCAGTTTTTTAAGAGAATTAATAGTACTAAAGGAACAGTATAATGAGTTTTCAGCAGATCATACAAGAGTATCTAGTATGCGGACAATGGCATCCAATTTCACAAACAAATTAGAATCAATAATTAATAAATACGCAATTTAAAACAGTTAAACAATGGAAGTAGCAGGAAAAATTAAACACTTAGGAGATACCGCAGAATTTGGTGCTAAAAGTTTTAAAAAAAGAGAAATAGTATTAACAACTGACGATCAATATCCGCAGCATATAACAATAGAATTTATTCAGGATAAATGCGATTTGTTGAATAATTTTTCAGTTGGTCAAGATGTAAAGGTCTCTATAAATCTTTTAGGTAGAGAGTGGATTAACCCACAAGGAGAAGCAAAGTATTTTAATTCTGTACAAGGATGGCGCATTGAGAGCGTGCAAACCGCACCAACTCAAAACACACCGCCACCAAATGACGGAGTGCCTTTTTAAATTAAAACCTTTTGAGTAGCAAGGCAAACTCAATTTTTTAACATCAATTTTTCCCGCCGTTTTTGATAATTGGACGGTGGGTTTTTAAAGAAAGTGAATGAGTAATACTTACAGTTGTTCCGATGGTTCAAGATTAAAAAAATCTGTTATTGATAGATTAATTGTAAAAGCAAAAGCAGAAAAAGTAAGGCAATTTATAGATGAACACGGCTATGTTTTTTGTGAAGAATGTTATACTTCTAACGCTTTTAAGTTTGATATGTCACACGATTTAAGTGTTAATAAATGCCAGCAAAACGGAACAACGGAATTAGCGTTTGATGTAAATAATATATCAATTTTATGCCGAAAATGTCACCAAATAAAAGATAAATTATTTTGAGCGAATACACAGAACATAAAGCAATTGCAAACTATATAAAAATGCAATACCCTAAAGTTATTTTCACTTCTGATAGTTCTGGAATAAGACTAAGTATAGGTAATGCAAAGAAAATGTTAGCACTAAAGGCAAAATATAAAATACCAGACTTAATAATATTACACCCAAATAATGACTACAACGGATTGATAATTGAAATAAAAGAAAAAAGCAAAACACCTTATTTAAAGAACGGTAATTTATCAACAAACAAACATATACAAGAGCAAAACAAAACTTTAGAAATATTAAATATTAATGGCTATAAAGCAGTATTTGGAGTAGGATTTAACGAATGTAAAGAAATCATAGATAATTATTTAAAAACAAAATAATATGCAACCAAGAACATCAATAGAAGCAAACACAAGAAAACAGCCAACAAAAGAAGTTGATAGGTTCCTTATACTTTCTGTAATGTCAGATAAAAAAGGAATGACTTACAAAGAAATAGCTAAACTATTAGGATGGGAGGGCGTTAAAGTAATGCGTAGAATGTCTGAATTAGTGAGAGATAGTAAAGTAGAGATAAAAGAAGTTAGAGCCTGTTTAGTTGCTGGTTCTAAATGTAGTGCTTATTTAAAAATATAGAAATTATGAGTGAAATAAATAATTTTAAGGAAGAGGAAAACGAGAGTAGAATGAAGGTAATTGCTCAGAATGGAAATACAGGGGAACATTACGATTTTATTAAAAATAAAGACCCACAAGATTTAAGGAGCGAACTTTTTGATGATGTTGTAAATAAAACACTAGAGGAGTTAAAAGTTCTATTAATAACAAAAGGTAAAGAGTACAGAAGAAATAATAATGTTTATCACAATTTTGAACAAGGATCTAAAATAAAAGGTTTAACACCAGAAAAAATCTTAGACGGTTTTCTTTTAAAACACGAAATTTCTATTAGTGATATAACCAACGATTTAGAAAAAGGTGTTTTACCTACACAAGAAAAGGTGGAAGAGAAATTTAATGATAATATTATTTATTTAATAATCAAAAAAGCAATGATTATAGATAGAATAAAAAGTAGCCAATTATGAATAAACCTGTAATAATTTCACCAGAGCAACAGAAATTATTTAAAGTATTTATTTTAATGGATTTGTACGTTCAAGAATCGGATGAGCTTCTAGAAAACGAGAAAAAAAAGGAGTTTCCGCAAGCCATTTATGATAAAATGATAGAACTACAAGATTTAATGATTCCTATTTTGGATAAAATATACGAAGAAAAAACAGTTAGAAAATCAGACTTTTTTCAAGGACTGCAATATAAATTAAACTACAACTTAAAAGTAGCAATCAAACAATACCGTTAATTATGATGAAAACTGAATTAATATCAATCAATAAAATACAAGCATTAAAAATAATTGAAATAGTAAACAACTATTACAGAGTAGAATGCAGAGAAGATACAAGAAAAAGAGAAATAGTTTTCCCAAGGCAAGTAGCAATGTATTTTATACACAAATACGGAAATCTATCACTTACTAAAATAGGTGATTTATTTAAAAGAGATCATGCCAGCGTGCTACATTCTTTAAAAGCTATATCAGATGTAATTACTTCGCCAGAATCTGTAAGAAAAGAACAAAAATTGAATTTAAAAGAATTAAAGTCAGATTGTTACAAGACACAAGAGATAAGGCTAAAAGATTTTGAGTTGTTTGGTTTGAGAATTGATATTAGTAATATCATTCAGGAAATGAATGAGCAAGAATTAAATAAAGTTAAAGAAGTTTTGCTAGGTATCGAAATAGCAGTATAAAATATATGCAATATAATTGCACTTAAATTATCTTTATATGAAATATAATTGCGTATATTTGTAGTTCAGTTGTTTAAGTGGAATTTCACGACTACAAAGACATTAAATTCTACCTTTTTAAACGATTTGCTAATTCCACTTTTAAGCAATGAATTTAGAAAGGTTTTTTTATACCTAAAAATGACTTTAAAGAATTACTTAGAAACAAATAACATAAAGGCAACGCCAGACCAAAGAAGCCAATTAGGTAGAATTATATCTACTAAAGGAGATTCTACACGCTATGTAACGGAGAATCACAGAAACGTAAAGGATTACAAAGAAAGTTTCTTAAATAAGCCAAAAACACAATTAGCAATTATTAATCATCTAACAAAATAGTATTTATGGCAAAATTAAGAAGTTTGAGTACTGCTTTTTGGTCTGACCCCTTCATAGAGGATTTGCCTCCAAAACAAAAGTTGCTTTTCATCTATTTAATAACAAATGAAAAAACAAACATGTTGGGGATTTACGAAAGTTCTAATAAAAAAATTTCATTTGAAACAGGTTTAACAATTGATGAAGTTTTTAATGCTTTGGAAGCGTTCCAAAGGGTTCAAAAAGTAAAAAGAATAGGTAATTACATCGTGTTAGTTAATTTTATGAAACATCAGAATTATAATACTAATATGAAAAAATCTGCAATAGATACTTATAATAATCTACCTAATGTACTTAAAAATAATGATTTAGAGGTTTCTAAATCAAAACCAATAGAAGGGTTCGTAACCCTTTCGAACCATTACGGTATGGTTCGTAAAGTAGAAGTAGAATATGAATCTAAAGTAGAATATGAATCTAAAGATGAAGAAGAAGAAAAAACAGACATCTTCACCGACATTCAAATTTTAAAATATACATATTTAGAAAACGAAAGATTAGTTAATGCTTTTTGTAAAAAACAAAAAATAGAAAAAACCGAACTAGCGAAAAAATTAATTGATTTTAATGAAGAATTAGAAAGCAAAGGGAGTTTTTCGAAAACACAAGAAGATTATAATTCTCACTTTTTAAGTTGGTTTAGAATATCAGGAACAAAACCAAATTATAAACAAACACAGCTAACAACAGTACATTCAAACAGATGATAGACGCAACAAAATTAATAGGAAGACACAAGTATGCTGCATTAAAAAAATACGATTTTGAAAAAATGTCAACTATGGAAATGGTTGAGTTTAGAAAAACTTTTAAAATATCTGTTTCAGAAGCAATAAAAAAAATTGAGGAGTTTGAAAATTCTACAAGTTTTTCTGGACCAAATGTGCAAGCAATCAAAGAATATTCTAGAAAGCTAAATAGAATTGGGGTTGTTAAAGAAATGAAAATAACAAAAGAAACTCTTTGGGTGGCTTTCTTAAGAAACTTTAAACTTTTAGAAAAAAAAGACTTTGTAAAAACAGAAGATATTTTAGCAAATTTGGCACCGCTATTTTATTACTTCACAGATGATTTTTCAAATTTTGAGAAATGCAAAAGATTATCAAATTTATCGGTTCCAAGTTTTGACAAAGGAATTTTAATTATCGGTGACTTTGGAAACGGAAAGAGTTCTACAATGAAGGTTTTTGAAAAATGTGTAAGAAACACGCCTAAATATTTTAAAGGCTATTCTGCTAATGATGTTGTTTTAGATTTTGAAGGTTGTTCAGAACCAAAAGACAAAACACATTTGATAAAAAAAATGTCAACCGGCAAACTATATTTTGATGATATAAAATCTGAAAGAAAAGCGAATAATTACGGAAAGAGCGAAATATTTAGAGAGATTTTAGAAAATAGATACAATAACAAAGCATTAACTTTTATCACTTGCAATTACAAAAAAGGGTACGAAGGAAATTTAGAAACAGCTTTAAAAGAATTTGGCGAAAAATACGGAGATAGGGTAAATGATAGAATTTACGAAATGTTTAACGTGATCGAGTTTAAAGGGAAAAGTTTTAGAAAATAATATGCCAAAAGGATATTTTACACCATTTACAAAAGACCAGGAAGACTACATTAAAAAAGAGTTTTTAAACATTCCTGTAAAAAGGTTGGCAGATGATGTTGGGGCAACTTACGGCAGGATTATGAGGTTTCTTAAAAACAACAATCTAGTTATTCCAAAAGAATTAATAGCGCAAAGAAAACAAGATAGCTACAAGAAAAAAGGAAGCATTCCATTTAATAAAGGATTGAAACAAAAAGAATATATGTCTTTAGCTGCTATAAATAAAACAAAGGAAACGAGGTTTAAAAAAGGTTGTGTTCCTGCTAATATTTTAAAATTGGGAACAGAAAGGTTTACAAAAGATGGATATTTAGAAATAAAAATAAATAATCCTAGTAAATGGGAACTAAAGCAAAGAAATGTTTATAAAAAACACTCTAAAGAAGATTTAAAAAAAGGGGATATCATAATTTTTATAGATCGGAACAAAAGAAATTTTGAAGCATCAAATTTAAAGAAAATCACAAAATCTGAAAATATGGATAGAAATACAATTCATAGATATCCTAAAGAAATGAGACAGAATTTAATCTTACTAAAAAAAATAACAAGAACACTTAAAAACAAATAAAATGACAAAAGAATTAAAGAATCGTTTAGAATTATTATCAGGAAAAACAAAAGTTTACGAAGGTAAAGTTATAAAAATAAAAAACTTTAAAGACGTGAACGGTACTATTGTAATTTTTACAGATGGAATAAGCATTGCTCTTGCAACAAATGAAATCGATTTATTTTTTGATAATTTAAGTGATGTAAAAGAAGATTCTTTTATGCCTAAGAAAAATGATGTTTCAAATGAAGTAATTGTAAATGGTTATGCACCTTCTGCAGAAAATAAGGTAATGAAAGCTTCTTTGCTTAATGTTTTATCCGATCTACAAAATGGCGAAATAACACCCGAAAAAGAAAGAAAAGCAATGTCTGTTTGTGGTGTAATTAATACAATGGTAAACATGCAAAAAGTAGAAGTTCAGTTAATAAATAGTTTTAAAAAATAATAGATGAATACATCATACAGACAAGAAGCGATACAAGAAGTAATATCATCCGGAGTAGAAATAACTGGCAAACAATTTAACAGATTTTTAAGAAGCTATAATTCAGGAGCAATGCCTTTAAATAATCTTAACAAAAGAATCGCTGAAAAAGAAGAGCCTTTATTTATAGAATATGTAAAGGAAAGTGTAGAGAAAGAAAACCACCTAAACTATTAAAAATGAAAAAGAGAGAACACAAATTTAGATTTTGGGATAAAGACTTAAAAAAAATGTGTAACAGGAAACCATCTCACAATGATTTTTCACACGCAAAAATTATTCCTTTAGAATATACAGGTTTCAAAGATTGTAATGGCATTGAAGTTTATGAGGGATATACTTTAATTGATGTTGAAGAAAATTTAAAAGATACTCAACAGCAAGTTTATTGGTGTTCTAAGTTAGGGTGCTGGAAATTAGATCAGACTTTCACACAAAATAAAGAAAGCGGCTACTTGCTGGCAAACGAATTAAAAGACTTTAAATTTCAGGTTGTAGGTAATATTTATGAAAATTCAATAAAGTAGTTTTTAACTGAAAAGATAATATTAATTACTTAAAATAATTAAATAATGACAAAAGAAATAGAAATTATTTTAAATGATTTAAGTGATAGCAATGACTATAACTTAAAGTATATACCAGAACATAATTACAAGGAACTTGCAAGTAAGCTAAATGTTTTATTTTCTTTACAAGGTGTTGGCATTAGTTTTTTTACTGCTTCAGACATAGGAAAAGAGTTTGAAATATTAGCAAATACTTCTGGTCACGGATTTAACATAGGTGAAATAGTTACGCTTGCAGAAGATAACAAAGACCCAGACGATGACGAATATAAATTCGTAGGTAAAGATGATTATTGGTTTTGCAATTTTGCAGACATAAAGACTAAGTAAAATTATTACTTACCAACGGAATCGGTTATGATTATTAGCGTAAATAAATGATTAAAATTTATAAAAAATGACAGAAGAAATTATACAAAGTAAGCAATATTGGATTGAATTTATAGATTACTCTAGAAAGCATTGTGGATTCACGGACGAAGATTTGTCAGAACACATTGTAAAAATGATTGATAAAGCTATTAATTATAACCAGTGTTCTACACAGTTAAAGGATGAATAATAACAGTATTTTGAGGAATTTATGAAACACGTAAAAAAGCAAGGAAAAGACCAATACAACTTTAAAGAATGGTTGTATAATTTAGATGAATTAAAATACCATTATAAAAGACTAAAAAAAGAATACAACCTTTAATTGTTTAGAACGGACCGCAGATAAGGACTGATTTTTAACGATTAAATAAACAAATAATTATGAATATAGAACAACAGGAAATAGAAATCAAAGGAATATTAGTACACTTCTTTAGAAGCGGAACAAATGGGGATTACTTAGAATCTTTAAATAATGCAATTAGTGAAATACAGAAAGTTAAAAATTTGGCTTTATCTGATGTTGTGTCAAGTGATTACATATCTATTAGTAAGCAAGAATACGAAATACTTAAAAGGGATAGTGATAGTTTAAGTAAGATAAGTTTTAGTATGTAATTATTTGTTACAACGGATATGTACAAGGAAAGTAAACGAGTAAATATTCTAAAACCCCCGAATTCTGGGGGATTAAAAATAAATAATAACAGAACAACAAAAAGCGAATAGTAGTTTATTTTCTTTGTACGTTGTTATTGTTAGTTTGTGGCAAGCGTAGGTGTGTCTACCTGCGGAGGTCTTATTCTAAGCTGTGGTGCTAGCCGAAAAAGCACAGACCTTTTGAGCCACAATTACACACAACGGAAAGGTTAAGGTTAGTTGCGTTTAAAAATTCTAAAACCCCCGAATTACAAGGAATTAAAATAAGTAAGCAATAGCCAAACGGAAAGCAGTAACCAGCAATTAATTTTATATAGTGTTACCTGCTGATAAAAAAACCGTTGCGTAGCAAAACCCGAACAGATAAACATTAAAATAAAAATAAATTATGAGTAAAAGTAGTTCAAATGATGGAATAGGTATTTTAGGTTTATTAGGCGTTGCCTTTGTAGTTCTAAAACTGACAAACTTTATAGATTGGTCTTGGTGGTATGTTACACTTCCTTTTTGGGGTGGAATAGCATTAGTACTTATTGGACTTGGTATTTATGTATTATACCAATTATTAACAGCTAAAAAAGGTAGAGTTCCTAAAATGAAAAAACCACCTAAACCACCAATTAGAAAAAGCAGGTTTCAACAAAAATTAGACGAAAAAATGGCAGAAGCTGAATTACTAAAGAGTAAGTCTCAAGAGTGAGTCGGCTTTTTTCTTTTTATTTTATAGAACTTAATTATATAAAACAAGTAACGATGAAAATAAAACAAGAAATTAGTAGAGTATTGACAGAATTCAATTTTGATAGAATGTCTTTTGATGAAGCAAGTAAGCAGTTATTTGATTTATATGTTGTTGTTAAATGTAACTGCGATGAAAGTAAGCAATTAGAGGAAGAATTTGAAATACACCATTTAATAAACGATACATACCAAGTAATTGGCAAAGATTCTAACACTGTATGGAAGCAAGGAACTTTAGAGGATTGCAATGAGTGGGTTATGTTGTAGTAGTTATTTTTTACAACGGATATGTTTAAGGAAAGTGCTGAATAGATTATTAATAAATTAAATAAATACACAATGACAAAAGAAGAAAAGTTAGTTTGGAAAGAAATGCAGAAATTAGGTTGGGATAATAAGCCTACAGATTTTCAATTAGAACACTTTAAAGACGTTATACAAGCAACAAAAAAAGCATTTTCTTTAAACAGTGTTGTCTCAAGTAAAATTACTGCTTTAGTTACTTACTGTATTTGGCAAGATAGCGGACACGCAATGATGGACGATTACAAAAAGACACTTACTAAGGTAGTTAAGGTAAATGACCTAGTAGATATAGAAGAATTATTTAGTAATGTTGTAAAAATAGAAATAATAAAGTAAATTTCTTTGTTACAACGTATTTTTGTATGATTTTTAGCGTATAAGTATAACAGCAATTTTCCGAAGTAAAATAAGTAGATAAGTAAAAAACAAATTAATAGCGAATAAACTGCCTTAGCTATTAATTATACAAAGTGTTGGCAGTAGTTAATTATAAAATTATGAAAACAGTTTATTTTCAGCCAGAAGGTATTAATAAAAAATATTGTGAAGTTGGTATGATTTCAGAAACAGACCCTGAATACATTTGGTATTTAGACGAACCTTGTAAAACATTAATTAGCGAGGTTAAAATAATAGATAAAAAAAACGTAAGGTTTAATAAGAAAACTAGAATGTGCTATGTTGTAAGTACGCCTTAATTACTGCCTAACGGATATGTACAAGGAAAGTAGCTTTGTAAGGCACTTAAAAATATAAGCAATACAAGTAGATTGAATTAAGTAAATAATTAATTAAACAGTAGTAATAAGCTATTTTCTTTGTACGTTGTTGCATAACGTTTGGAAAAAAAGCCACATTGTTTTTGTTTAAAAACAAAACCCGTAAACAAACTAAAAATAAAATAATGGAAGACGAAGAATTAAAGCAAGTAGAATATGATTGCAAAGAGTATTTAAGTAAAATTAAAGCGATTAAAAATGCAAGATCACAAATGATAGAATTTAAAGGGAAACCAAGAGAGGAAACTTGTAGGCAAGCTATTGATTTCTGGAAAAGAGATCAAGAAGATATTAAAAGAACACTTATACCCTATATGAAAAGATTAATTAAAATATTAGAAAATAATTCCCACGTTATAAAGCCACAATAAATGGTGGCTTTTTTTTTAAATGTTTTGCAACGTTTGATTGTATGGTTAGTAGCGTTTTGCGAGCGTTATTTTCCGCAGGAAAATTGAAGCAAGTAAATAAGCGAAAACCATAAGATAAGTAAGAATTTAGCTATTAACTATACAAAGTGTTACACAACGTTGCTAAAAAAAAGGGCGTGGTTTTGTGAAAAACCAAATAAAACGTTATTAATAATGCAATAAAATAACTTATTTACTGATAATGTCATAAAAATACGTAAATAAGTAAAATATATACATTTTATACGTAAATAAGTTGTATATTTACATTGTAGTAAGGAATTAACCACTACTTTAAATTAAAATATAATGACAACTTTAGCAAACGAAATCAGAACAGAAATTGAAAACAATGGTGGATTAAAATCTTTTACATCTGCTCAAAGAAAAGATAGACCAACTGGATGTCCAATGAAAAGAATGATGATTGAAGAATTACAAGAATTAAGTAAAGAAGAAATTCACGTAGCTTTTCATTTAGGATTAATTGGAAATAACAATAGAATTGGCTCTGTTGTTAAAAACTCAAAAAAATATTAATATGTACTGGGTTTTAGATAAGAAAAAGGATGAGCCGTTAATATTCGGCTCAATTCCTGTAATGGAAAAACAATTAGGATATAAAAAAAGAAGTTTATCAGTACATTTTTCTGAAAAAAAAGAAACTTCTTTTATAGACGAAAATTACAGAATTGAAAGAACTGATTTAATTAGAACTGTTAGAGAATAATTGGCGACAAAGATTGGTCGCCCTTTTTTTTAGCAATGTTGTGTAACGTAATTGTACAATGAAAGTAGGGGTATAAGAATTATAGAAATCTTTAGTATTGCAAAGACTTTAAAGAAATGCAATCGAGCCTTTATAAGCTATGCAACCCCTATTTTTAATGTACATTGTTACCTCAAGTAATTTACACAATGAGTAATTTAAAAAGCAATTAAAACACACTTAGTAAATAAAGTTATTTACGCTTATTAAATTATTTGATATGTAACGGATATGTACAAGGAAAGTAAACGAGTAAAAAAGCAGTTATTAAGGATTACTTAACAACTGAAATAAGTAATGACAAACCTTTGATTAAGCGAATAGCTGTTTATTTTATTTGTACGTTGTTGCATAACGTTTGGAAAAAAAGCCACATTATTTTTGCAAAAAATAAAATACATAATATATGACAGATTTTGAACTATGGATAAAATTAAACTGCATTTATAAAGAATACAATTATTATAATTACAATGGTCGTATTTATAAAAAATACGATTTACACGATATATTTTTAAATACACAAAGGATTTAAGTAAATACTTAAGATAAAGTGAAGAGTTTCCATTATAATAAGTGCTTCCCATAATATTTGGTGGCTTTTTTTTTAAATGTTTTGCAACTTTATAGAGTATGATTAGTTACGTAAATTAAGCGTGAAATTAACAAATAAAACGTATCTTTATAGTGGTAAAAATCTAACAAATAAGCCATTAGTAGTAATTAATTATACGCATTGTTAGCTCAAGTAAGAAAAAAAAGCCAGTTATTTTTGTAAAAAATAAAACCCGTAAGAAATGAAGGAAATACTATTGAAATTTATAAATAATTATGACAAAGAAATAACTATAAATAAAGATAAAGTTGATTATATTCAATATGAAAACAAAGAGCAGATTTATATTGATTTAGATAAAAAAGATTTAAGTTTATTTTTATCTAACTTAAATATTGATTTTGAAATAGAAGAAACAATTAGTAATTTAGAGGATGGTTTTTTAGTTTATGAATTTAACATACCTAACGATATTGTTATTGGACAAGCTGATTATGGAGATGGTATTATTAACGATTTATTTACGGTGGAAACATCTGTTTATTTAACTACTAGAGATTACAAGAGAGTTTACCGTTCATATTTAAACAGTAAGAAATGGCACGATAAAAGAAATGAGATGCTTAAATTTTCTGATTACAAATGCAGTAGATGTAGTAAAACCGAAAACTTACAAGTTCATCATTTGAATTATAATACAATAGGAGATGAATCTTTAGGAGATTTAGATGTTGTTTGTGTTGGTTGCCATAAAAAGATACACAATATAAACTAACATACAACTACAACCGTGGCTGGCTTTTTTTTCTTATTTGTGTCTAACTTTATTTGTGTATGATTAGTAGCGGATTAATAAACTAAAAGATAATAAAAAATGAAACAAATAATACATGACTTTATAAAAGAGAACGATTTTAAAATGGATAGTTCTGGACTTTATTTAATAGGCAAAGGTGATTTACAAAGACTTTTAAATAAGCAAGAACAAGCTATTAATTATACACGTTGTTGGCAGTAG